CTGCCGCAAAGAAAGCAGAGATAGGATTACAGAGCTTCGATAAACTCAATAATAACGCTTCTGAATCTGGTGGAGGCGGAGGTGGAGGAATATCTAAGGCAGTTAAGAATTTACCTAAAGACCCTAAGAAAATTCAATGGTTAGAAGACTTATTTAACCTTATGAATAATGGTGAATGGGAAAAAGCAGGTAAACATGTAGAAAATGGTATTAACACAATGTCAAATGCTATATACAAAGGCTTAACTAATCCTGAGATACCTAAAAAGATACACAGTTTTAATAATGCTTTGACAGATTTCTTCAAAGGATTACTAGATATAGATACAAATAAGATAGGTCGTAATATAGGTGCAGGTGTAAATCTTATATCTACATTTATAAATGACTTATATACGCAGTTATCTGACAAAAATATATTAAAAACTACAGGTAAAAGAATAGCACAGTTCTTTGATGGTATATTTGACGAAACTGACTGGACAGCTTTAGGTCAAGCATTAGCAACAAAGTTCAGGGTAGCTATAGATATATTCGCAGGTTTCGTAGAGGAAGCACAAACATCTGACTTGGGTACTAAAGCTGGAACTGCTGTAAAAGAGTTCTTAGTTGGTGCTATTGATAGACTATTTGGCTCTGGTGGAGCAGAAGATATAGGTAAGTCTATAGGTGGTCTTATAAATCTGGCATTTGATTTCATACACGGTGCTATCGGTGATAGTGAAACAAATAAAAAAATATTTGAGGCTATCAAGACTACTATAACAACAGCAGTACAGAATGTAGATGCTTCAAAGATGAAAGATGCAGCAGTAGATATAGCAAATCTTATTGGAGATTTACTTAATACAGCAGCAGATACAATAAATGAGAACACTGGTGCTATATCAGATGCAGTTGCAGGTACAGTAAATGGACTTGCAGATAGTGGAGCTTTAACAAATGTAGCCAAAGGTGTTACTGGTTTCTTCTTAGCACTTGCAAATCTGATGGGTCAGACAGTAAAGAAAATTAACTGGCTTGAGGTAGGTTCAGCAATATTAAAGGGTATCGGTGATGCTATAAGTAAAAATCCAGATGGTATGCAGTTCCTTATAACAGCATTTTCAATACTGTTTGGTGGAAAACTTATAGAAAAATTAGCAAGTTTTGGTATATCTGCTTTAGCAACTGCCATAGGTAATAAACTTGTAGCTTCTCTTGCTTCATCTCTTGGTACTGAAGCTGCTGTAAGTACAGTTGCAGGCTCTGCTAGTACAGGTCTTATAGGCTTAATTACAAAATTAGGCACAGCAGGTGTATATGCAGCAGCAGTAATGATGGGTATTTCTGTAGGAGATGCTATAGTATCTGGCGTAAAAGATAAGTTAACAGAGTTAGATGACCTTGCAGACCACACAGAGGAAGTTTGGGGTAAGAGAGTTTCAGACACATTCGATGCTGCTGAAGGTAAAATCTTATTCCAATCAAAGACTATAGGTCAATACAAGGACAAATTAGATGAATTAAGTACAAGTTTCGATGAAATTAACTTAGATATTGATGGATTAGGTGCAAGAGGTAAGAAAGTCGATGAGATGAGAAAATACCTCAACAAACTTGAAGAAGCAGGTATGGGTGCTAATACTAAAGTACAATACCTCAGAGCATCAATAGAAGAGTATGATAGTCTGAAGTTAGGTTCAGATAAAGAAAAGAAACTTGCAGAGATAGAGGCAGCAGCTAGAGATTGTAATATTGAAATCGGCAACTCAAAGGCAGCAGTTGATAACCTTGATAAGTCTAGTCTTGATAATATTGGTGTAGAGTTTGACAAGTTCAAGGTTGGAACTAAGTTTACTGACACAGAGTTGAAGATGGTTGAGCAGTCAGGTGAGACAGCAGGTAAGACACTTGTAACTGGTGAGGTAACAGGTGTACAATCTAAAAATGGTGATATTCATAAATCAATCGAAGCTGGTATAACAATACCTAATGATACAAAGACAAAGGCTTACAATGAGGGTAAATCAGTAGGAGAGAATACTATAGATGGTGTAAAGCAGGGTATGGAAGATAGAAAGGCTATACTTCAAGAGGCAATAAACAGAATGTCTGCTTTAATTCCTAAACAGTTCAGAACACTTTTAAAGATTAACTCTCCATCCAAGATAATGGAAGAAGATGTAGGTCAATGGGTAACACTAGGTATAGCAGAAGGAATAACAGATGAAGAATCAGCGGCAATAGATGCTATGGCAGATATTCAAGATGCTATAGTTTCATCTATGAATGTAAATGATATGTCTGATTATTTTGACTTCAGTGGAGTACCAAGAAGCATAGCTATATCTCCAGAGGTACAAAAAGCACAGATGCAATCATTACTTGCACAAAATCAGTCAACAGCAGGTTTAGGTTCTGCCTTATCTCTGCTTAATCATCAGTTAAATACAGGTAAAGGCAATAACATGAGGGTAGCTGTTTACTTAGATGCAAATAATAAGTTAGGAGAGTTTATAATTGATACTGTAAATGGTTCAGTTATAAAATCAGGAAACTTCTAACAAAATAAATATTATATCTGCCGAGGCTAAAAGGTATTGACAAATTAGCCTCGGTAGTGTATAATATAAATAAGTAAAAAAGAGTAAAATCTGAGTTAATTTTATATGAACTAATATAAAATTGGCAATATACATAGTATTTTAGTCATCTGTTATAGTAAAAATATAATCTACATGACATAAATACAATGTTAAATAAATATAAAATACAGTGAGGTGATATTTATGGCACTTACACATCCATTTTTAATATTTCCTGACTCAAATGTTCGTACTGGGATGCCTGTTGATGGAGTTAACTATATTCCTAACCCATCTAGCTATTCTGTTCTTATGTCTGATGTAGATTTGGATGACAAGCGTTCAACATCTGCAATTTTAACAAGAAATAGAATAAGACAGAATGTTTATAGCGTAACTTGCAGTTGGGATAGACTTAATAACACACAATTACACAGACTTTTATCTGCTTGTCAAGCTGAACAATTTAGTTTAACATTTCGAGACCCATTGAATGTAACTAATATGTACACTACTAAATCTGCTATGTACGCAGATGCGAATAAAGAGGCAGAGTTAATAGTATGTGAGGATGATACAACTGATTATTGGTCTTTTTCAATAACATTTGTAGAGTTTTAAAGAGAATATAGTTAAACTGTTTAATAAATATAAAATAGTTTAACTATAATATAAAATAGGTAGAATAAAGCATATTGACAAGGGTATTTTACAGTCAGTTGCAGTAAAAAAGCATACAGGATAAAGTATATACTATATGTCAATAACGCATATTCTGTCGGAAAGGGATAAAAGGGTAAATAGATGCAAATTCCTTCAACTTACTTTTCAAATAAAATATCCCAAGATAACCTAAAGTGGAAGACAAAGATAGAGTTTTTCACTTCAGATAAGACATCTGCCGTGGCAGTAACTCTATCTGATGAAGACCTAATAGAAAATACATTGCAGATTGACAGTCAGACAACAGGCAATGATAACTTCATATTAGGTGGTGTCTCATCAAGTCAATGTAAATTTAATATAAATGTACAAGGTATAAATAAACTTAATGCCGTACATCTGCTAAAGAAAAAATCTGTCTTTAGAGTCAAAGTATGGTTACAAACAGATGACCCATCACAATCACAAGTTGACCCATCACTTAACACTAATGATACAGAAAATACATCTGGCAGACTTATATTAGGTATATTCTATATTGACAAGATTCAAGACAATAATTTTGATACGCAGATAGAGGCATATGATGGTATGCAAGCCTTTGAAACCGCAGTATCTAACATAGACTTACAACATCTGTATGCTACAGGTGCTACAATCACACAGTATATGACGAGATATGCAGATACTTGTTCTGTTGACACATATAGTATATCTGCCGACATAACAGTTCTGCCAGATAATAATAGTAATCCGCTATATTACAGTAATGATTTAACACCACAAACATACAGAGAGGTTTTAGGTTATCTTTCACAGATTGGCTGTGGATTTTTCTACTTAAATGCAGATGGAAATCTGGCTTTTAAGAAATATGCACAATCATCAGTAGCCAGTCTGCCTCATACGAAGATTTATGACTATACACAGGGTAATGAAACCTTCCAAACAAGAAAAGTAACTATGAATGTTGCTGCTTTCAATGTAACAGCTAATTCATCTGCACAGTTACAGGGTAATAGAGCAGAGATGTTCTATAATGAGAACCCATTTGTAAGGTATATGTTCCCAGATAATCCAAATCAAGTACCTGCATCTGTTCAGCAGATAATAAACAGTATGTTATCTGCCGTAGATACACTCTTATTCACATCAGGTAGTTATGAAATAATTAACAGACCAGATTTTGAGATAGGAGATAAGATTACTGTCACAGTAAAGCAGATAGATAGGGTAACAGACCAGATAGTAGATAAAACATATTCAGACATCTTAATCTGTAAGTACAGTTGGAAGTATCAAACTTATGCGTCTGTCACATCTCTAGGGTACGCTAAAGCATCTGCCAACAAGCAGACTCAGAACACATCAAAGATTAAACAACAGTCAACATCTGCACCTGTCAATGCAACCATAAGAACGCTTGGTGCATTACCTTTAACACTATCACAGTTGGGTACTGTTAAGATGTTCACAGTATTCTATATATTGCAGAGAGATATAGAGTCTATGTTTACTATATCTGCCACATTAAATGTATTATCGGCAGGTACATATAGACTTAGAATACAGTTAGATGGTGTAGATTACATTACACAGCCAAAGCAATATGTAGCAGATACAGGGTATTACACATTCAGTTATACATTTGGTACAGGTTCATTTGATTATGATGGGCAGCACTCACTTGTAATAAGTTTAATATCTCTTGATACATTTGCAGCTTCAGTTGCTATAAATGATTATCAACTTCTGCTTACTGCATCTGCTGTACATGAAACAACACCTCAATGGACAGGATTATATGAGGTAGAAGATTATGTAGAGTCATTTGACATCTTAGATGCACTTAACTTTGGTACTCTTGCAGATAATGTAGATACGCTTATAGGTTCAGATACAAGAACAGAGACAAGGGTATTCACAGCTACACAGTTTACAAAAGATACTAACATATCAAACAATAGGGCAACTTTAAGAAGCAATAGTGGTGCAGATGATGGTAAAGACTGGGATTACTTGGGTAATGTCTACATAGATGACACAGCACCAAGCTGGGCTAATAAAGTATCAATAAAGATAAGTTTAGCTACAAATGGAGGAAGAACACTTAGAATATGGGTAGATTCAACCAAAGTTTCAGAGGCTTCATATAACTCAGGTTCATTTACTGTATATGCAGAATATGATGTAGTATCTAATCATCCAGTTACAGGTGGCAGTACAATAAGATATACATTAGATGGTACAAAAGATGACTTAGATAATTGGTCACCTCTAGTAAATCATCTGGAAGTAACCTACTCATCATAAGATGGGTAGATTACTTCATAAATACACAGATAGTCATATATTATAGAATGGAGGTAGAAGAATGAAGGGTAAAATAAGAGTAGAGATTACAGATTCACAGGGTAATACAAAAGTTCATGAGCAAACTAATCTCGTAACAAACGCTTACAAGAATATCTTTAAGACACTTACAAATTATTGGAGTATTGTAAGAAAAAATAATGTCTATAACTATAGAGACTCATTAAATAACTTATTTACGATGCCTGAGTCACTTGTAAAATCATTATTTGGAGGTCTGCTTGTATTTAATGACAACCTTTCAAATGTAGATGCTTCGCATCTGCTGGCAACTGCTGAAGATGCAGGTAAGTATGTAGGTTGTGCAAACAGTAAAACATCATCTGTAGGCACTATGAAGGGTACTTTCAATACAAATGAGTCTGAATTTACAGATAGTTATGCAAAGTTCGTATGGAACTTCAGTGCAGGACAGATATATGCACAAAATATAGGTGCTTTTGCACTTACATCAGACGCAGGTGGTCAACACGGTCTGGGTAATACAGCAATAGAAAGTAATCAGTATGCAGATTCATTTATCAGTTCAAGACTGGGTGATACAATGTGGGATGTAACTAATACAGTACAACCTGATAATGATGGTTCAAGTTATGATGCGTTAACAAAGTTTTCGAGTTCATCTGATGCAGGTTGGGCTAATTCAGCAACATACTATGATGAAACAAACAACACATTAACAGTAGCATACTACTACATAGATACCTTACACACAAGGGTATTAGACCTTAATAAGTTTAAGCTAGATGCTAACTATGATGCAAAGTTTGGTATGGCAGATGCAGCAAAAGAAAATTCATATCGAGCATCAACATTAAGAGATGGTTTTAATTGGCTTAAAACAAGAGGTATAAACTGTCCTTATATGTACAGGTCACACAGAGAATGGGGTAAAGGAACAGACTATGAGATTCATCAGATTTCATTAGCAGATGGAACAGATACAAACTTAGGACAATTTGACCCAGACTATATTGACTCAGTTAACAACTATTCTAAAGCAAGTGCAGTAGGAAGTTGTGTACTTTATGAAAATGGAGTTCCATATCACTATGTATTTGCATTAAACAGTACAAAAGATGGGTTCAGATTTTGGAAATGTAATATAATAGACAAAACTTGGACTTATTCAGATGTAGCACTTACAGCAGATGCAATATCTATGTTTGGTATGAATGAAAGTAGTTTCCAAAGTAATTTTGCTACTTGGGTATTTATAAAGGATAGCTTATACATACCTTCATTTACAGCGTTCAGTATGAACGGTTACAATCTGTTTAGGGTATCACCATCATTAGGTTTAACACAAGTACCAGAGTTACAAATAAGATGTGGCAGACCAGCACAATATGGGTTTGTAAATATCTATAAGTCACCACTACTTGATGAACCAGTCCTAGTCAATGAAGGTAATGGTTCAAAATATCATATGCCAGTAATAAATGCAACATATTTAGCTACAATAGCAAACTTAGACCAAGTGCTGACAAAACCAGCAGATGGTACAATGAAAGTTACTTACACAATTTACAACGGCAGCCAGCCAAATCAATAGGCAAGTAAGGAGGGTATATGAGATGATAAACAAAACAGATTTGAAGATAATTGGAGCAAGTACATTATGTGTTATTGACTTTCTGTTCGGAAAGGTAGATAACTTGTTTATACTCTTGCTTATACTGATGATAGCAGACATCCTGTTGGGTATTGCAGATGCTTGTTACACAAAAACATTATCTTCAGACAGGATGCGTAAGGGTATATTCAGAAAGATAGGTATATTCATAGTAATCGCAATAGCAGTTAGGATAGACATCTGTATATTAGATGCAATGCCAGAGGGTATTGTTATAGCAGGTAAACAGGTTACAATAAGATGCTTATTCTTATCATACTTCAGTATATGTGAGCTTCTCAGTTGCTTTGAAAACCTACATATTTTAGGAGTACCTATACCAAAGGCATTAGAAAAGGTGTTAAAAACAGTAGTTGATACAACAACTAATGAAGAAAACCCAACAAAATTAGTAGAGTATATCAAAGAGATAATAAATGTCTTTAAGGGAAATCAACACAAAATAAATAAACCAATAGATGAACAACCTAAAGAACAGTCAACAGATGCAGATAAAGAAAAAGAATATGAAAATGAAGAATTTACAGATGAAGATTTTGAAGATAACAAAGCAGATGAAGATATAAACGAATAAACTATCATATTGGTATCCATTTTCCTCTTTATATAGCAGGTGCAGGGTAATTACTCTGTGCCTGCACTTTTATTTTAAGCCCACCCTCGTAGACCATCCCAGAAGCCCCGTAGAGCGATTTTAGCCCTTTAAGGCATATTTTATCGTCTACAATATTAAAATCAATCCTGAGCCATCTCAGGCACTCACAGAGGGTATTCTGAATCTGCCGAGTATCTGCATAATATTATTTTGGGTATCTACAATCATAAATAATATTTTGCATCTGTCCTATTCATTTTCAGTAAACTTTTCAAATTTTAATCTAAAAATATAAACAGTTTTAGAAAACATAAAATTAGTTTACATATAAAATATTAGTTGACTAAAATAAACAACAGATTAACTAAAAGTATATTTACAATATGTTGAATAATGGCAGATTTTCATATATATTATGAATAGGAATATGTGATGAATTAAGGGTTTGAGATTGCTTCGTTTTAGTTCCATGTAGTCCTTCTTTTATGAGAGCATAGAGGAGTCCTCATTTGCAGATGCAGGTGGGGGCTTTTCTTATGTCCGAAGGACAGTAAGACAGGCAGACAGACAGCCAGCCTAAGCATATAACCTCTACAATATCCACACAGAGCCTATATAACGCATATAGCCACTATATAGCCTATAAGACACATATAAGCCTATAAGACGCATATAGCCTCTACAATTCGCATATTTCATATATCATCAATCACAGGATACCTCTGTGACCTCGCCAGAGCCTCATACAGCCACAAAGCTGTATAGAGGCTATATTTATGCGTTAATGTGCTTAAATCGTCATATGAGGCAAATATAAGCCTGTTTACTGCCACACACATCATCTGCAAGATTTGTCAAGAGGTATATTTCACATACTCTGATATTGATATAAACTAATCTGCATCTGATGTAAAATATTATTTTATAAGAAGAACTTTAACTTTTTACATAATGTATTAAAGACATACCACAATATATAGTATCTATAAAATATTTGTACACTAAATATTGTATAAGAAAAAGTTATAAACTTTTTCATAAATTTATGTTGACATTCATCAAGATTTATGATAAAATGAAATCACAATCAAGAAAGGAGGAAAGCATATGGCTGATGAGTTGAAAACAAATGAGCAGATAATTAGTAGTATGATAGCTGATAATTTAAAAGTAATTCAACATTATGAAAAGATTCAACAACAATATGAAGAACTAATCTTACTACAGAAAGTTGAAAATGAAAGATTAAGAAAGTTACAATTAGTACCAGAAGATATTGAAGAGTTAAAGAAATTACAATTAAATAATGGTATTACAAATCAGTTTAACAAAGATGCAGTTAGAAAGTTAGAAAAGAAAGTACAAGAGTTAGAAAAACAGTTACAGGATGCAAATAAAAGAATACAAGATGAATCAGATAGAGCAAATTGTACAGCAGATGCACTTAGAACAGAGCAATTTACAAATAAGCAAATACAGAAAGCACAAGAGAGTCTAAAAGAGAGACAAAAGTTGGGTATGGCAGAGAAAAAGAACAAATCAAGGACAAAGTTCATAGAATATGTTCACAGTTACTTGACAAACCCAGCATTAAACAGTGGAGATGATAGACTTTTAATGCAAAAGATACTGATAGATTTACATATATCAGATAGAACAGTAATAACAATGGCAGATGAAATTAGAGATGGTTTACAGCCTTGTGGATATGAAGATGTCAAGGCTTGGGCTAAAAAGAAAAACAGATTCAAAAAGAAAGTATAATTGAATAGAGGTGAGAATATGGAGTTTATTATAGACCTCACAAATGAGTACATATGTACATATAGAGTTGCAGATAGTAATTTTAGACTCGACATATTCAAAGCCTACAGGAACATTAAGAACGAAGTTAAGCAGATGTTTATGGTTTATCTTTATGATGATTCAGAACTTACAAAAAGTCTCATTTACAGTAAAGAGGTAACAGATGAAGGGTATCAAGAGTTAATCAAAGACATTAAGAGTAAAACTTTAGTTGAGTTACTCTCATACAAGGAACAGTTCAGGAGGTAACTTAAATGAAAAACGAAGCAATCTCAGAAAAAGAAGCAAGATTTAAAGAGTTACAAGACAGAATATGGAATGATTGTCAATCAGGTAGACTTAGGAGTATTGAAGATAGCCTGTGCATAGAGAGAAATGCAACACACATTTTCATAGATGATGACAATGATTGTAACTCAGACGAAGATGACATCTATAATATGTAATAAAGGAGGACTACATTATGTGCGGAAGACAGGAAAAGATATGGGTAGTTACAACAAAAGATGAGCTTGTTATGATAGCAAGAGCAAAAAGCAAGACAGAGGCAGAGTATAAAGCTAATATTTATCACAATGAGGTTTATGGTGAGGGCAGAGATGACTTTAAGGCAAAGCCTATTGAAGAGTATTTTGGTAATGATTATGATATAGCAATCATCAAAGGGTATGATGCTCGTATAATCAGAGGCTATGAGATAAGGTAGGTGACAGATATGGGTAATGAACTTCCAGATAACACCAGTATGAACCTTATGCGTTACATGGGTAGCTTTCATAATTTACAGAATTTAATGGACAGAATATTTAAAGGTGAGAAAGATAAGATAAGTACAGATGAGATAATTCAAACTACAGAAAGTTTTATGATAAATGCAGAAAGATATATTAACTCTCTCAAAAAAGAACTTGACGAAGCAAAGAATAAAGCTCAGTAGAGCAGATGGAGGACTACATTATGAATAATATATTAGAGATAGAACATCTTGTTAAAGACCTTTTGAATAAAGGTACACTTATACCAGCAGAGAAGATGACAGATGCAGATAAAGCTATAGGTATTCTGTTACAGACAGCAGTACAGATGGATTACAATGCAGAGGAAGGGTATTACAATGAGGTTATCTTCCATGATGACGATGACACTTATTGTATCAATCTTAGAGATACTGTAAATAGTGCTAGAGTTGCAGATGTTATACATAAAGTTACAGGTAGCAGTAGAAGAAACTCAAATAAAGCATTAGAAAAACTGGTAAGACAGAATACATCTAATGGGTATTACATGATTACTTTAAAGGTAGATGGAGCAACAGTACCAATAAGTCTTCACAAGTTGATATGTTGTATGACTTGCGGAGAGAACAAAGAGGTTTATACAGCTCTTACGCACTTCAAATATAAGGGTAAAGGAAAAAGAAATATAAGTCTTAATCTTAATCATACAGCAGTTAGATACCAAATGGGTAGTTTAATACCTATAAGAGCAGCAGCAGCGATGTTACATCCACACTTCATGGAAGTAGTATCTACAAGACAGAACTTCACACATCAAAAATATGTAAAACATTACAAGAGATACTTAGCAGATAACATTATATTAAGAGAGATAACATACAAAGACAGTGTAGCACTTTATGGTATGATAAACAATTTAGTTAAGGAAGAAAATACAGATGCAGAGATAATTACAGCAATAGATAATTACTACAGATGTTTAGATAGACAACCAGAACTTTACTTCGAGTAAATAGCCTTTAAGGGAAAGAACAATTTAATAATGTGGCAGAGAAAAGGGTATCTTTTTGATACCCTTTTTCTATTGACTTTACTATAAATATATGATATAATTTAGTCAAATATAATTCTAAATTTTTTTAGAATAGAAAGGTAGGAAAATAAAAATGGCTATTAAAAGAATGTTCACTGCATATAATGATGCACAACCACCACTTTATATGCTAATGTCACATGCAAACTGCTACAGGAATACAAGAAGGATGCAGATTAAGGGTATTCTTATTCACTCAGTAGGTTGTTGGGGCGCAGATGTACTAAAAAGATGGTGTCAGCCAGATGATGAAGCACCAGATAAAGATTACTGGTTAAAGTTACTTGGGGTAAACTCAAATAAGAATGACTGGAATCATCTTGGACTAAAAGGACAACCAGATGCAGGTTTGAACGCTTGGATTGGGCTTACTGCCGATAACAAAATAACTTCGTTACAAACTATGCCTTGGGATTATAGACCTTGGGGTTGTGGAGGTTCAATGAATAGTGGATGGATACAATGGGAGAACTGTGAGCCACCTAAAGGAACATCTGCATACAGTAGAGAGTATTTTGAGGCACAATATGAGGAAAATATACAGTTGTGCGTATATTTATGCCGCAAATTCAATTTGAATCCACTAGGTTTAACAGAACATAATGGAGTTCAAGTTCCTGTTATTTGCTGCCATTGGGATAGCTACAATATAAGAGATAAATCAGGTTCGAGATGCGGTAGTGGTCACATAGACATTTATCATTACTGGGGTCAGTTTATGAATAATGCTAATCAAAATGACCCATACAAATCAGCAGTTATGCAGAAGTTTAGGAATGATGTAGCAACAGCTATGGGTAAACAGCCACAGCCAGAACCTACACCAACACCTACACCTACACCAACACCTTCACATTATCCAGATGTACCATTTCTTGTACAAGTTAAGTATCCAGTTACTTATTATGACAAGCCAAATGGAAAAGGACTTGGTTCAGTTCAGAAGGGTACTTATACAATCACACAGCTTAGTGGTGATTATGGAAAACTTAAATCAGGTATAGGTTGGTTATATCTGAAGGATGCAGGTATTTATATCAAAGGAGGAGACGAAGATATGAAGTTCACAGACTTGAAAGAGTGCTATTACAGACAGGGTAATATCATAACAGGTGACCCAGTTAGAGTTATACAGTCAGTTGTTAAGCCTATAGATGGAGTTGATGGCAGCTTTGGTCCGAATACTAGAGATGCAGTTATCAGATTCCAGAAAGCAAATGGACTTAATCCAGATGGAATTGTAGGAGCTAAGACTTGGGAAAAGATTTATAGTAAGTGCGAGTAATATAAGACTTTAAGTTAAAAGATGCAGAGGCTCTGCCTCTGCATCTGCTACACAATAAAGAGGAGATAATACAATGGGAAAAGGTAAATCAATAAACAATTTTGACCCTTCAATACCGTTACTTCCAATGCAAGAGCGTTTCTGCCAGTTATATGTAAACAGTGGTTGTTCAATGACACCTAGTAAGTGTGCATATCTAGCAGGGTATGGAAGAGATAAAGGTCATACACAGCAAGATTATCTGCATAATGCTTTAGGTAAGAGATTGATGCAGAATGATAGAATAATCCAGAGAATACAGTTTCTCAAGGATAACTTGGCTAAAGAAGACCAGAACTTCGTTAAAAACTTAATCAGTAGACTTAAAGATGTTGTAATGTCAGACCCAACAGATAACATTGCATCAGAAAACTACAAGGGTAAATATGGTGAAACCAAAACAGCTTTCTACTATAAGAAGAATTGGCAAGACATTCCAAGTTACTATAAGAGTTGTATGGTAGACTCTATAGACCCTAAAACAAACCAACCTAAACTTATATCAAAACAATGGGCTATAGAGCGACTTTTAGATATTTATGGTCTTCGTAAAGATAATTCGATATTAGATGATTTGGCATCTGCTTTTAACGCAGCAGGTTTGTCAATGGGTAGTCCAAACTTGTCAAATGAGGTTGACGAGGTTGAATTGGATGAATATATAAATGGTATAAACAATATTGATGCCGAGAGTGAAGAAGACGATAACGAAAATTATGATGCTCCAATAGAGTAAGTCACAGGGTATTCTGTGGCTTCTCCAGAGCCTCATAGAACGATTTTATATAGGAAGGGGTATATTTAAGCTATGGCAATTCAGAAAGCCCAAATAAAGCCATTTTCAAGGAAATATAGAGCCTTCTTTGAAGCATCAAAGACACATAGGTACAACATACAGTCTGGTGGATATAGAGCAGGTAAGTCAGTATTGTCTTGCTATGCCTTCTCTTACTACCTAAATAATACAAGAGAGCGTCTGCATATCATAGCAGGTGCTACAATCTCTACAGCAAAGATAACGCTATTAGATGGTAATGGATACGGATTACTGTCTATCTGGGGTAACAGAGCGAAGATAGGTAAATATGAGAATAATGAAGCCCTATATATTCAGACAGATATGGGTGAAAAAATCTGCCTTATAGTAGGACATAGTAAAGCAGATAGCTATAAATCTATTCAAGGTTTAAGTATTGGTGGTATATTAGTAACAGAGTTAGGTCTTGCCTACACAGATGCAGAAGATGACACTAAAGATTGGGTATCTATGGCTCTATCTCGTCTTACTGCATCTTTAGACCCTAAGTTTATAGCAGATATGAACCCTGTTGCTCCATCTGCCTACATTTACACTCATTTAGAGAGAATGAGTAGAGCAGTCAATGCTTTTGGTAAATCAGATTACAATTATATGCAGGTATCTTTATTTGATAACTCTGCATTAACAGATGAGCAAAAACAAGCCTATGCTTCATTGTTTGCACCAGATAGTGTAGAATATAAGAGAAATGTACTTGGAGAATCTGCTAGTGCTGAAGGACTTATATATACTTCGTTTAATTTAACACCAGAAAATTATATTATATGTAATAAGGATTGGGCTGGTTTCCTGAAAGGTCACAAAGGATTTGTTAATATCGGAGTAGATTATAGTCTTGGTGGTAAAAGTAAGACTACTTTTGTAGCTAGTTACTTACTTGATAACTTCAAGACTATATTTGTTATTAAAAGTGAAGCACATGATACAAGAGATAAGACTACAGAGTTTGTTAGACAGAAATTCAAAGAATTTCTTATAGATGTTCAAAATAAGACTAATAAAGGTGTACGATTTGTTTACTGTGACTATGCACAGAAGATATTAACAGCAGACTTACGAACAGTAACAAAGCAGATTGCACCTAATGTACTTGTATGTGATTGTGTCAAGGGTACTATAAATGAAAGAATAGAGTTAAAGAGTAGTCTACTTGCACAGGGTAGATATTTCATATCAGAGGAAGCAGTTACAGTTATAGATGCTACAAAGACAGCTCAGTGGGATAGAAAACATCCAGATACAAGACTTGATGATGGTACAAGTGATATAGATACATTAGATGCAGAAGAGTATAGTTGGAGTAGATTCATCAAGAGATTATTATTAAACAATAATAAATAATAAATAATTTAAAGGAGGCACAAGTATGTTAACCTACGACAAAATCAAACAGCTTATACCAAGTGTATATAGCTCAGATGAGATGAGAACAAAGCAGGCAGAGTGGATGGAGTGGTACACAGGTACAGATAAGTTACATACATATACTGTCAATGATGGTATTCGTGTAAAGACTCGTAAGTTGCCTACCCTCAAAATGGCTTCAAGAACCGCTGAGGACTGGGTATCTACAATCCTGTCAGAGAATTGGGGTATCGAGGTAATCTCTAATAAAGGACAGAAGATAACTAAAGCGTCATCTGCTTTCATTCAAGGTACTAATGGAGAGAAAGGAGTTCTTGGTAGTACAAATTTCAAGACTCTTCTTAATGACTCTCTGGAGTATATGTTCGCTATCGGAACAGGTGCTATTGCTATAGCATTAGATGATATAGGAGTAACAGAAGATGGTAGTATTGTAAAGACAGATGATACTAAAATCTCTTTTAACTCTTATATTGCACAGGAAATCTGCCCTATCAGTTACAAGAATGGTATTATTACAGAGGTAGCTTTTTCTACAGAACAGAACAGTAATGGTAAAAAGTATGATATTCTTACAGAGTACAGATTGGACTATGATAGGACTTATATCATACGAAACAGGGTATTTACTGATGATAAAGAGATAGACCCACAAGAGATAGGTCTTATACCTTACATGAGAACAGGTACTACAAGACCTTGGTTCTTCATCTTCACTACTTCAAAAGCTAACAAGATACAGTTCAATTCTCCACTTGGAGAGTCAGTATATTCAGATGCACTTGATGTTTTATATAGCGTAGATTTAGTTTATTCATGTATAAAGCAGGAAGTAATCACAGGCAGAAGACTTGTTCTTTTTAACAAATCTCTCTTGACAACAGATGAAAGTGGTAATCCGCAAGTACCAGATGACGAACTTCAAAGCTATTTCCAGTTCTTCTCTGACGAGGCTACAGCAGAGGTAAAAGAGTTTGTTAAAGAGTTTCACCCAAATCTCAATACAGATAAGTTAAATGACGAACTTCAGTTACAGTTAAATATATTATCTGCCAAGGTTGGGTTGGGTAGAAAGTATTACAGCTTACAGGACAACAGTACAATAACAGCTACAGAGTATAGAGGAGATACCAAAGAAGCAAGTCGTAATATTAAACGACAGAGTACACTTATACAGCATGAGTTACAAGAACTTATCTTGTCTTTATTAGAGATAGGTGCAGACATACTGGGTATCAACATAGATAAAGATGCTAAAGTAACAGTTACATTAAGAAATGCAACTACAGATGATATAGAGACAGAGAGACAGAGAGATTTAGAGTTAGTCAAAGAGAAAATTATGACTGCTAATGAATACAGAGCGAAGTGGATGCCAGAATACGGAAAACTCGAAGATAATTCATCTGCCGAGAATATTTCTACAGAATAAAATTTAAAACTCAATTTTACCCAATATTTTGTGGATAATGCAAAGAAAATGTATTGACAAACCACAAGATATTGGGTATAATTATTGTCATAGAATATTAAGCCGATGGGCGTTAAACAGGAGGAAAAATTATGGATGAGAATAACACAAATCAAGAACAGAACAATGGTACACAGCAAGGGGTACAGCAACAGCAGACAGCTACCCAAGAGGTTAAGCCATCTGCATCTGCCAACAACTCAACTGATGACACACCAAAGTTCAGCCAGAGTCAGTTAAACGCAATCATTAAGGACAGAGTTTCAACACTCAACCAGAAGATTACAGACTTAAACAGTCAGTTAAACATTGAGAAAGGCAAAGTTGCTGATTTGACCAGTAAAGTTGAGGACTTTACCAACAAAGAGTTAGTAAACAAGCAGGGTATTCCAGAGCAGTTTGCAGACTTTGCAATCTTTGAGGCAAAGAAACTCACAGCAGATGGTAAGAAGACATTTGAAGATGCAATTAAGGAGATTGCAACTAAAAATGCTTCTATGTTTGGTATCCAGCAAGATTCCTCTAATGGACAGGGTAATAGACAGATGAATAATCCTAATTCACAGTCAGTTACACAGCCAGTATATAAGGGTAACAGTTCGACACAAGGAGGAAACGCACAGGCAAATACAGTAGATGCACAGGTGCAGGCTTTCCTCGAAGCAAAAAAGAAAAGGAGATAAATAATTATGGCATTAGTAGTAGGTAATGGAACGGTAGCTTCGGGCATGAGTCCCATAGTAGAGCAAGGGCTTTACGCAGATGAAATCTTCCGTGATGGAGTTTCATTCACATCTGATTACACAATCGGTAATGCAGGTCAGATTCAGGTAGAAAAGTATTCTCCTGATAACAGCATTGAACCTAAGACACCAGGTTCTAACTTCACAAATAGTGAGTACACAAACACAGTTGTAGATATTAACACTAACAACAGCTTCCAGAAGAGTCAGAAAGTACCAGCTTACTATGAGGCTTCTATGCCTACAAATGTTCTTATGAACAGCACTTGGAAGGTAACAGAGGATGTTAGAATAGCTAGACAGAAGTCTGGTCTTGCAGTTCTTGTAGATGAGGGTACAGCTTCTTCTGTAACATCTGCAATCTCTGACATCAAGGCTGACATCCTTGCATCTCGTGCAACACTTAGAACAAAACATGCAAGACCTGATGTCTGCATCTGCTCAGTTGCTGTTTACACCATGATGCTCAAGGCAGCAGGTACAGATTACACACCTGTAATCAACGATGATGTAGTAACTTACGGACGAGTTGGTTACTGGATGGGTATTCTTTTCATCGAGGCTACATTACTTGATGGTACTTCTTCTTACAAGTACAATCAGGCAAACGGAACTGCAAAGGCTGTAGACATCTCTGATGTTGAGTATATCTTATACGACCACAGAGGTTACAGTATCATTGATAGGCTTACACTTCTTCGTGTTAAGGATTCAGAGCAGTTCGCAGGCTCTCTTGTTCAGGAAGAGGTTGACACAGGTTTCAAAGTAACCAATGCAGATACGGTTCTTGTAAGAAAAAACTCGTAAACCCTCCTACCACAGAAAAACTTGAAGGTATAGACTCTGCTGATGGTCAAGTCACAATAGACGGAGTATCAGTAGAGTCATTCCAAAACACAGTCACATTAAGTGAAGAGTTTGGAAATATCACAGGTAGTCTTAACCTCGTAAACACATCAGGTACGGAGGGTACTTACAACGGCTATTATTTAGCATTAGACTTTAATAACTGTGACCTTACTGGAGTAGATTTAGTATCAGGTGTAGTTACTGGTTTATCAGATGAGTACAACGCAATCTTAGATGAGAATGGTTATATGCTTATCCAGTGTGCAGCTACAGATGCTTCAAATCTTGACAACGGAGTTTTAACTATTACTTGCTTAGATGAAGATAATGAAGTTGTATATAAGAATGAGTATGAGTTAGATGGCTTACAACTCGTTCAACCAGCACCAGCACCAGTTTATGTTGAAGGTCTTGCAGTAGCAGCACCAACTGCTGAGATACAATTTGTTGACCCAACAACGGAAGAGTATTATAAAGTATCAAATCTGCAAAGCAATGTAGCAATAGATGTAACTGATACACCATCAATTACAGGTACATTATATCTTGTAGATTTATACAGTAATGAACAGCCTGTTTACTCACTTTGCTTAGATACTACAAATTGTGATTTTACAGGTTACAATCAAGTATCTGCAACTATGCACAATGCAGATTACTCTAAGATATATTCTGGTTTACTTTATGATTCTGTGGAGACACCTAATAATATACGCCATATAGATATGGGTGATTCAAGTATTGAATCCACAGAAGGATTCACACTTGATATTGCAGGTATGACTGGTTCAATAGAGGAACCTGTTGTGACAATGTTGGGTACTTATGATATATCTGGTATCACATATTCAACAGGTGAGTAACAACTAACGGAGGCGAAAGATGGGTATTATTGTTCCAACATATGAGTATTATACAAGTAAAGGCGGTAGTTTAAGCGAAGCCGAATTTAATTTGCTGTTAGACAAAGCGGTTTACTGTTTAGATGATGCCACTTTTGGTAAATATTCTAAACTTACAGAGCAAAATACTTCTCAGGAAGTGGCAGTTCGCCTCCGTGATTGTCTATGTGCTATTATTGATTATCTGTCAACGGTAATGGATAGTAACACTGTTGCTTATAAGCAAGAGCTGTCTGAGAGAGTAGGTAACTGGAGTGTTACCTACTCCTCTACAGGGATTGCACCTAATTATCTCTATTATGTAAGGACAAACATTGTAGATTTATACTTAAATGTTACAGACCTTACTTGTAGATGGGTATAGTGAGGTGATACATATGAATCTCACAGGAATAGCTACAGTAATCAACATCATAGATGAAGATACTGAGCAGATACAATGTACAAAAGTACAGAAAGTTCATATTGAAAAAACAAATCAAGTCGTTCTTAATGGAGTTCAGGTTGCAGATTCAGATAATTTCATATTATATTATGGGGAAAATAAATCTAAAGCATCCCGTCAAAGGGTATCAGCATCAGAGTTTACAGCAAACCCCACATCAGATATATTCGCATTTCGGAAGGGTGATTATATAGCAGAGGGTGATATAAATATATCATCTTTTGCAGAACTCAACGAAGCAAAGCAAAAGCTGGGTAATATATATGAAATAACTTCTGTTTCGGAGTATCTGTTCGGAAGATTAGCTAATATACAGGTTAATGCCAAGTAAAATGACTCTATCAGAGCAAATATTACAAGATATTAAGTCTAAAGAAGAACAGGCACAAAGAAAAGCAACAGAAAAGTTTCTGGAACTTGCAACACCTTACATCCCATACAAGACGGGTACTTTGTTTAATAGTATGAGCGTAGCAGATAATAATACTATAGAGGCAGATGCCTCATATGCCGAATCAGTATTAAGTCCATCTGCCGAACCAAAAAACTATTCAACAGATGTACACGGTAAAGCTACATCTTCTGCCTTAGAGGTAGCAGCTATCGAAAACGAAGAGGAAATACTTAAAACTTTTGTAGAGGAGTTGTTTAAACAATGACAAGTGTATCTACTATCATTCAAAACATAATAGATTATCTCAATTACAACAAGTCATCTTCCCTACCGACTATTCGGTTTGACTTGTTATCTGTAAAAGAGGATAGTTGTTGTATATCAACTGCAAATCAATCTCTCAACGAACATCTTGCAGATGTAACAGGTATGTGGTTAGAGGGTACTCTTCAGTTAAAGATAATGTATAGGCAGTTAGTTAATGTAAAAGGTGAAAATGAACTTCCACTTTTAGAAATTGTAGACGACTTAATCAATATGATAGCGCAAAATTACAAATCAATTAACGAAGGAGCTGAAGATTGGTTCATATATTCTGTATCAGATATACAACCAGCAAAGCTCGAAAGAGTTTATCAAAACAGTTGTAAAGACTATTCAGGTACATTAGTCATTACATATAACAGAAAATCTAAATAATTATTTAGGAGGTAAAAAATATGGCAGCAGCAACATTAGGAGAAATCAGAGCATCGGGTATCGGCTCAGAGGAGATACTGTATTTCCTTGATACAGCACAGGCAGCCACAGTTGCAGTAGATTCAACTTCACAGAAGGCAACAGTTACAGGTGGTACTCTGAATATGATGCTTCTCACAGCAGATAACAACACATTCAGCAATAATGGTTCTCTTGAAGAGCAGAACGATGTTACACAAAAGCTCGCTATCTCTAATCCGAGTTTTGGTCAGGCTACAATGGATATTTCACAGAATTTCCTCAAGGATGACCCTGTGTGCAAGAAGTTCTTCGACCTTTACATGAAGAAACCAGTAGGTACAGATGCCTCTTTTGTCATCTGCCGTGTAGATACTTGGGATTCAAATAAGGTTTATGTAGCCAACTGTGCGATTGTTTGCACCGAGTATGGTGGTTCTGCACAGGAGAAAGCACAGGTAAGTGCAAACATCGGTCTTACATCAGACTGGACAGAGTGCGATAAAGCAGGTGTTATTGACCCGACAACAGGTGTCCTTACATTTGCAGCCTAAGTTACAAAATAATAAATAGTTGTAGTAAAATTAGGGCAAGTACATAAAAATGCTTGCCCTTTTTTCAAAATAAGAAGAAAAGAGGAAAATATTATGGGTACAATAACTAATATCAATCTTAATAGAGCAACAGAGGTAGAGATAGGTGATAAGAAAATTAAGTTAGACTTCTCTGATAAGCGACTTCTTAATAAGATTCTTAAACTTATGAAGAAGTATCAGAATATTGAGTCTGAAATCAACACTAGAGTAGAAGAAATCGAAAAGAATGAGGGTATGAGTGATTTAGATAAAATCATTGCTTATTCAGATGTAGAGATTGATGTGTTAACAGAGTTCAGGAATGATGTTGATAACACATTTGGTATCAACATTTGTGATGAACTTTTCGGTGAAGGTGTTCTGCCAGAGATTGAAAGATATTTCGAGTTCTTTGAGGCTATTAGCCCAGTAGTTGCTAAAGCACAGAAGGAACAGAACGAGAAGATTGCTTCAATTCAGCAGAAGTATGGTCTTGACAGGGTAGCAAAGGTTACAAGCATTAACGAGGGTAAGAAAGATGTATAATGTTCTTATTGATGGTTTTCCATCTGCCTACAAGATAGGTGAAAAAGAATATAGAATACGAACATCATATAAGATTGGGGTTCTGCTGTCACAAATGATGGCAGACCCTGATATAGATGATGATTTAAGATTCTACATTGCGATAGAGACACTTTACATTGATAAACCAGAAGACATAATACAAGGTATCAATGGAGTAAGATGGTTCTTATCCTGTGGAAAATCAGAAATTCACATAGAAGGTGAAAAACATGATGATTCAACTGATGAAGTTATCAACTTTGACTTCGACCAGCTTGATATATGGGCTGCCTTCACAATACATCATATACCTTTGACAGATGATTTACATTATTGGCAGTTTATTTCACTTCTGCCATGCCTAGTTGATACTCCTTTAGCACAAAAGATGCAATACAGAGGGATAGATTTGAAAGACCTTAAAGGCGAGACTAAAAAGTTCTACAGTGAACAAAAGAAGAAATACAAAATAAAACCTATTTTTACCAAAGAAGAATACGAGGAACAGATGGAGATTTTAAGGCAACAGCGAGGAGATTATTATATGAAATTAAGGTCATTAAATAATTAAAATGCTATTGACAAGTCTTTTTTCTGAGTTTTTTAGGTTTTAATATCAAATACCTGAAAAAACATACATCGTATAAAATTAAAACTCAATTTTTATAAGAAAGGAGTTAATAGGATGAATTATACTTATGAAGTTGATATTAAAACAAATGTAGATTTGAAACCTGTTGAAGAACTTCAAGATATGCTTACAGAGATGTACAGAAAGGAAACCAATTTATATAAAGACCTTAAAAGTGCATCAGCAAGTGGTGATACTAAAGCTATAAATGAAATAAAAAGAGCTATAGCTGAGTTAGACAAGCAAGAAGAAAAATTAAAGCGTATATTGTATTCAAGAAGAGATGAAGTAGTAGCAGCTAATAGTGCAAAACAAGAAAAACAAGAGATAGAGTTAAAGAAAGAACAAATCAGATTAGCTCAAGAAGAAAAGAAACAAAGAGAAGAAGCTTTAAAATTAGCATATGGTGCATCTAGTGGAGAAGAGGCAAAAAGATTACAAGAAGAAAGTATGGCTAGATTTAAAAATGCTAAAGCTATACGAGAAGAAGTTGAAGCTAAAGAGGCAAAAAGATTACAAGAAGAAAGTATGGCTAGATTTAAAAATGCTGAAGCTATACGAGAAGAAGTTGAAGCTAAAAAGGCAAATATACTTGCTTCTGCTCAGAATATCGCTAAGATAAATACAACACTTGATAGTGGCGCAGGTGACACAAAACTTTCAGAATCTACAAAAGATATGAAGGCTAGAGTAGAAAATCTTAAAAAGAGTTTCAGTCAATTAGGCTCTATAATCAAGAGTAGCTTTGTAGATAGTATTAAAGTAGGCACAGGTGCTGTTAAAAAGTATTTTGGTCTGCTGGGTAAATCTGCAAAGAGTATCTTCAACCTTATAAAGAAAGGATTTACAGGGGGTAGTAATTCAGAATCTTCTAACCCTCTTGTTTCTCTGCTCAAAAAAGGTGTTACTTTCTACGGTATCAAGAAACTTATCGGTGAGTTAAATGATTTAATTGCAAAGACAAGTGAAGTAGGCGGTGTTGCAGGACAATCATTTGCAGAATACAATGGTCAGCTTGCAGCCGTTAAGGAGAACTTACGAAACATAGGGATTGTGGGTGCAACTGGCTTAATTCAAGCGTTAACACCTGTAATCTCTATTTTAAATTCTATAACTGCATACGCACTTCAAGCTGCTTATGCTATTGCTAATCT